GCTGCATCATTGCAACTATCTGTCTACGCTCTTCTGCATCACGAATCAAGCCATCAGGTACACCAAATTTTTTCGCAAGATGAACTGCGGTCTCTTCAGTGTTAATTAAAAGGTTAGTCATCTCACCGCCAAAGTACGCATTTACCATTTCTAAGAAACGCGCAACTGATGTAATATCTTGATTTGACTGCGCTTGTGCAAGTGGAGAAACGGAACGGATCTTAACTTCACGTCCATTTACAGTCGGCAGTTCAATACGACCCTGCTTTCTAAGGATGTGAATAACACGTTGCAATACTGGTTGAACCAACTCAGCTTGCAAGCGACCAAACGCAGATCCAATACGGCGAGATAAATCAGCCATACGCTCCGCAACCTCAGTAGCAGACGCAGGTGTTCGATCTGGATTGCCAAGCATATCATTGTATAGCGCACGTTTAATATTCAAACGCATATCACTTAGAACAAGATCTGCTACGTCAAAGCGACCTGCTGCCTGAATTGGCTGCAAGCCACCTGACTGGGGGGATTTAGGAATAATAGTGCCTGGGACTAGATTGATTGTATCTGGATTTACAATCCCATCATCGTCCATCTGATAGATCCCAGAGATTGCCATCTGAGCATTCTCAAGGACAAGCTGAATTGTTAAGTTCGTTGTTTTAATTGCAGACAAGGCATTCATCAATGGCCCACGACCATAGACTTCACCTGCACACTTAGACCAACGGAAGCAAACATAAGGATTAGAACCCACACCTTTGAACTCATGCTCAACAAGATAAGTCTGTGTAGACATATCAATTACATAATGAAGATACGCTTCTTGGTTTTTCTTTGTGTAATCTTTGCAGACTACCTCAAGAACAGTGCATTTACCCTCTGGATCTCGTGATATACGCTGCGCAACCTTTTGATCGAACTTACCATCATCATAAAGTATTGGCAGATCAGAGTTACGGATGCCTTTACGCTCACGAAAAACGTGGTCAATCTTGTCATCAGGGCCAGTATCTAGCACTACATGAGGTAGCGGAACCGCAGAGAAGACAATCGGATTAACAGAATCGCCCTCTTCAACGCATAGAACACCAGTGCCAACAGCCAAGTCCATAAAGGATTCATGCACTTCTTGAGAGAAGTTAGAGTTTTGTAAGATCTCAAAGACGTATTCTGTGATTTCATCAAGGTCATTATCGATCAGATCACGCTCTTCCATAGCAATCTCTGACCCAGCAGTAAGATCTGCCCAACGTGCAAAGTTAGGAACAAGGCCAGATTGCAAGCGAGATGCAAACTCTTGAACACCAACAACTGCCGTTTCGTCAAAGATCTTATCATCTCGACGCTGACCAGCCGTCTCATAGTAAAATGATTCACGTTGAGGTAGCGCATACTCATAGCACTCCTCAAAAAGATCTACAAAGTTTTGCCTATGAGCCTTAGCCTTTTCATAGCGTTCAAGATATTTTTTGGGATCATGCATTAGCTGTACCTACTATAGAATCCAATACCACCGCGAGATCCAGCAATTAGCGATCTGCGACCAGACCCTCGACGCTTACCTGTTGCCTCAGTAACACGAGCATCTTCACGCATACCACGCAATTCACGCTCTTCACCAGTCAACACTTTCTTGCCAGATCCATATTCTGCGGAACGCTCTAGGCGTTTACGAAGAAGAGATTGTTTTTGACGCGCACGTTCTTGACGCGCTCTTGCTAATTCAGCAGATGCAAGCTCTTCTTGTTTTTTAGCTGCTTCACTTGGTTTTTGTTGCACTACCGTTTGATAAGTTACACTTGTACTACCAATAGGCTTGTCTGGAATATCTTCATCTATTTTTTCAGTAACAAGAGGATCATCTTTTGTTTCAGTTTCTATAATATCTCTGTATGGCCCACCGCTAGATGTCGCATCAATAATTTCTTGATTACGTTTATCTTTGCGCTCTTTCATTTCGTCTACAAATTCTAAACGCTCTTCAGATAATTTCTTTTGACGCTCTTCTTCAGCAACCAAAGCAGCTAATTCTTCTTCAGCTTTCCTAACTTCAGACTCTCGTTTTTCACTGCCATCGGTTAAATAAGTAACATCACCAGTTGGCGTTAAATCACTTGGTCTAGTGACCTGAACCATCTTTGGTTCTTCAACTACTGGCTCTGGCGCGGGCTTTTTAGATTTTCCAAGACACATAGGATTACTCCTTCTTTGCTATTGCAAAGCATACAAATTAAAAAAGTTCAACGCACAAGTGACCATACGCTAGGTTTCTTTGCTGCGCTCTTTGGTTTTCTATTAAACACATCAAAGTCTTTTCGCGCATTCACAACCTGAGAAGGCTTCTGATTAGACATTAGAGCACGACCCTCACCAGCACCAAGAAGAAGATACTGCAATGCGTCATGAATGTGCGAGTACATATTTTTATCAGGTTTATCAGCATATCTTTCACCGCTAACTTCCATACGTTTGTAAGAATACCCACCCTCGAAACCTTTAATAAGCTGCTGGCAACGACGATCAACTAAGAACGCAGGTTTACCTTCAACCATTTTATTAAGTTGTTGCGAAACTGACTCCAAGCGGAGATCCACCGAATTACTTGGAGCGGGGAATGCGCGAAGACCAGCACCTCTAAGTATGTGGAAAGGGGTAGATTCGTCCGTTTGCGCCCTGAAATCACCTGCTGGATCGCCGTATATGTAGACATCGGAAGCCGTAGTAAAGCGTGTAGCAATTTCATTCCTCAAAACCTCTGCAAATCTAACAATACCCATATCAAATGCAACGACTTCAGATTGAATCAACCACCTGTTTCGAACTTTCTGACCAATAACAGCAGCGGGAGTAAGGCCAAAGTCAATCCCGATATACAGCGGAAGGTTGGCGGCAACTGGTATTTCTTCTTTGGCAACGTGGGTTTCTGTAACAAACATGGGATATACAGGCTTTCCATCTTGGATTGTGCCTAGTTTATTCATCACATAGACATCAATCCAGCTTTTAGTCTTACCTTGAATTAAGTTGGGATAGTAGTTTTGCATCATGTTCTTGCGATTCTCAGCATCATCGCTCGGAGCATAATTCTCTACCTCACCATCCTCATTATAAACTTCCTTCATTCCAGAGGGTTGCGTAAAGAATTGCCAGTTGTCTGGCTTAACCAACATCTTAGCCTGTTCACGCGGAATATGATCTGGGACTGGAACCTCACCAGACATGATGGGCCACCAATGATCTTCTTCAGGGGCGTTGGTATCAGCAATAACACCAGTCCAACTAGGCCCACCATCACGCATAGAAGGGAATCGACCGACACGCATAGTACACGCATCGATGATACTCTTGGGAATCTCACGCGCCTCGTTAATCCAAATGCCAGTTAGTTCGAGTGATAGTAATTTCTTAACATCTTCAGGGCGATCTAATGCTAAGAAGATGACCTCCAAATCCAAGTCACCCTTTTTGATGTGGTGGGTGTAAGGCACCGACCAGATGAACTTACCCCACTGATCTTCTGGAAACCAATCAAGCCAAGTCTTAATCGTGGTTGTTCTTAGCTGCGGGTTGGTATTTCGAATGATTGCCCACCGACTACGACGAATCCCATCCTGATTCTTTTCTTGAGCAAGTGCTCTGCGGAATACCTCTACGCAGCAGCCGACAGATTTACCAGATCCAACAGGGCCACGAATACCACGAAAGAACGTTTCGTCCTTCATAAAATCTTTTAGAACCTGACCATCAGGCTTGTACTTAAAGGTTGCCAACTTTGTGATCCACTGCAAACTTTAACATGCGTTCAATAACTTCAGGCCCAATAACATCGATGATCCTGTCAGCTTCGTAATTAGTCTGGAAGTCTTTGGGGTGGTGCTGCATGTGTACTTTCTTCACCACCCTGCGGAGCAAGTCTCGCTCATGCTTAGAAAGGGTCTGAGTAAAGCTCATTCGTCTTCTATCTCAATTCTTTTGGGCGCAGCCGTCTTTTTCTTCTTAGCTTTAGGCTTAGAATACGCCTCGTTAATGTCAGGAGTGGAAGGGTCGTCTGCCTTCAGTCTTCCCTTGGAGCTGCGAGAACGTGTTGGTTCTGGCCCTTCCACCAAGCGGCGCGAGTCGGGAGTCCTCGTTTTGCCGCTATATGTTGTACCAGCAAGCACATGTGTCTCGCCAGTATACAATTCACCACTCGTCAAATACCAAGCCATTTATTTATAACCTTTGCTAAGAAGAGACTTCTTATTCATCGGCTTCTTCTTTTTCTCTGCATACTTCTTAGCCGCTTTCATACCAGCTTTAGTATACGCAAACTTTTTTCCATCGACGTTAGGCATTTCTATATCTCCTTACTTTCCGAGCAATCGCTTTCGGTTGAGCCACAAACTGCTCACCCTTTGCCTTGCCCTTTCGTTTAGCTCTGGTTGTAGCTGCATATTCAGAATCACTAAGAGCAGCAATAGCCTTGCTAGGAAGGTAGCGCTCACCAGTCTCACTAGACTTCTTACCACTCTTGGTACGCCACTTCTGCTTTCCCCAGTTAAGAAGAGACTTTTGACTTTCTTTCATCTGCTTCCCTTTGCTTCCTTAGAATAGCATTCAACGTACCGCGATCTTCAAAGGTCATTTGTAACCACCACCACGCTTCTTATACTCTTTTGCTAAGAGTTGCGCCTTACGCGCTGACCACTGACCAGCAGCCGTTCCATGCGTGGCGCGATTCTTTATAGCATGAAACAAACTCTTGCGCATCTTTGGCTTTGTATAGTTACCCGCCTTATTAACTTCACTCATGACTTCTTATGCCTCTTAGCAAAATTACGCGCAGCCTCTACACTGCCAAACCCCCAAGCCTTCAATGCCAAAGCCTTTCTCGTAGGTCGACCCTTGTCATCCTCCATCGGCCCCTTCATACCAGCAAACCGAGCAGCAAAAGAAACACGACGAGGATTAGTCCCACTCTTAACAGGAGCCTTGAGATTAGCGCCCTCAGTCCTCTTAAAATAAGCACGACCCGCTGCATTCAAACCACCTTTGGGATTCTGATACTTCTTTGCTGGCATTTACGGCTCCTGATCTTTCTTTACCTTCTCAGCCATTCGATCTTGGCGCAACATATTTTCCTCAATCTTCTCCGCCTTCTTCAACAAAGAATGACGCTGTGAGGACGTTACCATCTGACCATCATCCATCTTCAAGAACTCTCGAACCTTACGGCGCAACTTACTCAAGTTAGAATAATCCTTGGGCATCCGCTCTAACTGAGCATCCAACATCTCATACCTAGCCTTCATTAAACTAGCGGGACTCTGACCTTTGGGCATGACGTACCTTTCACCAAAAAAATTCAATTCAAACTCTTTCGAGCTTTTTGACGTTATAATGT